TCAAATATTAATGAATCAACCGTTTTTAAAATCATAGATAAAATTATCATAGCTGCTATAAAAAATATTAATGCTATAATAAGTTGTATATTAAGTTTCTTATTCCCATCTGCTAATGTTTTTAAAATATCTTTTATATTTTGTAACCCGGATAAAAGGGATTGGGGGACACCTACACCTGGAGGGACAGATACAGGAAAGGGTAATGCTGAAATTTGACCTCGAATCATTCTTAATTGTATAGCTAAATAATTAAATAATATAGCTAAGCCCACATTAACAATTACCATAATATAAATTTGGTTTAATTGTTTAACAATAGAATTTCTTTTTTTAGCTGCCCTTTTTAATTGGCTAGGTGTGGGGCATATTTTTTTATTTCTATCTTTAATTTTTGTGATCCCAAATACTAATAGTAAACCTATACCTAAGGGTAAAAGTTTAAATAAAATAGCATTTGTAAATTTTTCTACTGCTTTTCTTCTAACTAACAATATCTTTTCTGGAAATGAAGCTGCTATTTTAGCGGCATCTTCAATTTTAGAATACACTTGTTGTTTTAATTCATCAGCTGCTTGATCTGCTGCTAATTTGGTATTAATTAGGGGTTTAGCTTTAAGATCACTTTTTACTTCTCTTTGTTGAGTTAAAAGTTCGGCATATTGAGGTATATAACCTTTTTTTGTATAAATTAACTTAGATTCAACTAAAGCCTTATTATTAAAAGGTAAGATAGGGAGTTCTACATCAATAGTAAATTCCCCATTAGTATCGGTAAATGTTTTTTTACCTATAGCTAGTAAAGGTTCTACTTTAGCCCCTTCAATTGGAGTTGAAGTAATTTTATCATATAATCTACCTTCAATTCTGAAATTTTCAATAGTTGGGATATAAGACTTTAATCTATCTTTTAATACTTCTTTAGTTTCTGGTGATTTAGCAGCTTGAGTTACAATTTTAAGTTGGTTAATATCTAATCCAACTCCTAAAGCTTTTTTACCTGCTTTGGTTTTAATATAATCTAGAGCAGCATCTAATAAATCTTGTTTATTCATTTTAACTTATTTTTACTTTTTTAGATGTAAACTGATCGTAACTATTATTAAAGATTTTTACTTGTTCATTTAATATATTACCTGCAAATTGGGTTGTAGGAGCAACTTTGGGATCATTATTTAAGGCATTTGCTAGGGATTGGATAGCGGAAGTTAATCCTTTTAATTGTTTTAAAAATGTATCACCTATAATAGCGGGTTGGGAAGAATTTGTACCCCCTAAATTAATATAATCTGCTTCTAAAGTAATAGATTTTCTACTAGCTATCCCTATATCCCCAATAGCCGCTAAATTAATAACCTTAGGAGATGACATTAAGATACTATCTTTATTAGAGTTTAACACTAATCTCCCAGAATTTAGAATTATTTGAGGATTATCTGTATAACTTCCTGGATATATTGGGGTTTGAGATTTATCTAGAGCTGTGAAATTAAGGCTTGAAGCTGATATTGGGATGTTTTGGGTTGAGGTTATATATATAGAAGAAGGATCTTCATTGATGTTTTCTACGGTAGGTAAAAATCCTGCTTTATTGTTGGTTGTTGGTTGACCATTTTTAAGTATAATAAGAGGCTCCCCATTATCACCATATTCCGACCAATTATTTCTAATTAAAGTGTTAGTTTTTGAAGTACTTCCTAATCTTATAGAACTACCAAATCTACTTTCAATTATATTATCACCACTAAAAGGAATAAGGGGTTGGATTGAAGACTTTTCATTAAATGTACCACCAGTATTGTTGGACCCATTTAAATCAATAGGTTTAGATTTATTAGAGGTTGAGTTTATAACTCCATTTTCAATTTCTTGATAATTTTTTTGAGTGTTTTTTTTATTTTGAAATTGATACACATTTGGATAAGCATTATGGTGGGGATGATTCCATAAAGAAATAGAATTTAAATAATAATATATTTTAGAAGTATCATTTCCACCCATATCTTTATCTGGAAGGTGTATTAATAATACTATTTCATTTATAAGAGGGGGGGATTTAAACTGTGGGAAAAAAGGTTTTGCTATAGGGTTTTGAGTTGTACTAGTTTCTAAAGTATTTATTTCCTCAAAATTAATAGTCCCAATTCCACTCCAACCCCCATATTGGGAAAATTTAGGGTGGGTTTCATCTAAAACAATGTCTATAACCCTAGCAGGAATAACCTTTAAGTCTAAATTTTCAACAGTTGAATCTAAATTAGATAAGTTTCCTGTGGAGTTTAAAGCATTAGTTAAATAACCTATTCCTGTTCTAGCCATCGCTATTTTTATTTTCGAAATTTTCGTTTAACTTATCCAATTCAGCCATTAGTTCTGCCTTTTCTTCATCTGTAATACCTAGTGTATCCTCGCTGGAACTGTTATTAAGCGCGCGTTGTATTATAGTTGCCATCTTAATTAATTGTTCATCGTTACGAACACCAATATCCATATATTCTTTGATAAGGGGTACAATTAAAGTTGCATCACCTATATCGTTTATAAGAGGTTTTAATTCAGATATTAAACCCGAGATTTGGGTTGATTTCTTTTTTTGGTTATCGTAAATTTCATTAAGAATATCCGAGAATTTTTTCTTTCCGAATACTACATTATCTAATGCTCCCATAATATTTTTGGTTATAAATATGGATATAAAGAAGAATTAGAATTTGGCATAACCATTTTCTAAATAAAATATATATTGGGTTTTAAATATATTGTGGAGTTTATTAGCTATTTTAGTAATCTTAGGAGTTTTGACTTCTACTATTTCACGAATGTAAATATAAAGGGCTTTTTTATTAAATACTTCTAAATCCTCCCTTTTACGAAATAATTCTAAAATAGCATCTGCTATTTGAGCATCATTTTTCTTTGGAAATAACTCATATATATTTTCAGATACATAATCTACAAAAATATCAATATATTTATCTAAATCACTTTTTACTTGATTTTCCCCCATACTGTAAGTATAAGTAGAATTTTCCCCTGTTAAAACATCAACATTAACTTTTTTTATCTTCTTATTATAGTTTTTAGTATTATATAATATTAACCAACGTTTTACTATTGTTCCAAAATAGGAATATGCCTTTGCTCCTCTAGTGGGGTCAAATAAATGTATTTTAGATAATAAAAAGGTAATTATTTCATGTTGAAGGTGTTCTAAATTCTCAACCTCAGTGTGGTAGAATTTAAATGTATGGATAATATTCTGGGTTAGTTTAAAGAAAGGATAGTGGATATGGGTTTCATATATCCTACTTCTTAATTCTTCATCTTTTATAGAATCTAATTGGTTATATTTAACAATATAGTCCTCTGTCTCTTGAGTAAAATAATTTTTACTCTTTTTTCTTCGTTTCTTTGGGGCCATTATTGGTTGGTTTTAAACCTAGAAAGGTTGTTTTGTATTTGCTTTAATTCATTAAAAAACCAACCTATTTCATCATCACCTTTGAATGTTCCTTTTTCATCAATCTCATCTAAGCGTTTTTTTGATATTTCAACTTGATCTGTAAATTGGGTAATAAATTGGGATTGAGAAATTATAATATCCTCTGCTTTTTCATTTTTTCTTAAAAGGTTAAAAGTCGTGTACCCTAAGATAACGACTAAAACCCCTAAAACCCCAATTATTATTTCTAATATCATAAACTATCTAACATGCTTTTTAATCCGGGACTTGCCATAGTGTTAAGTGCTTTGGATTTAGCAGTTGTCTTGGACTTCAATGTATAATTTTTCTTTTGGGGCTCCACGTTATCTTTAGAAAATTTAGGTAACCACTCAATCTCAAATTCAATACGTGCTGCCATCATATCTGCTTGATGTAAGATGAATGGTAAAGATGTGCGAGGTTTGGTTTCTGGCATAAATGATTTTAAGTATTTTTCATTTGCTGGGTCATACAAACCATCATGTGTCTGGATAGATAACATTTCATTAAATGTATATTGTACCCCATGTGACTGAAGTAAAAATAACCCACGATCTGGAACAGAAGCAAATGCAATTTTCTTATTGTGCATATATTCTTCACCTAATTTATCACGTCTCCATTGATCAGTCTGGGGGATATAAGATTCATGTTCTTCATCTCCCATTTTACCTAAATCATGGTTAATCGCAGAAAATACCAATTCTTCCTGGGTAAATGTAGTCATATCACAACCAAATCCTTCCCATACAGCGGACATGGACAAAGCTGCTTTTACTACTCTATTAACGTGATCTACATACCCACCTGGGAATGCTGAATGGTATTCTTTCTTATGTGATGCCGGCATTAGAATAATACGGTCTTCATATTTTTTATAGAAATCAAGTAATTTCTGTTTACGATCACCAGTAATATATGTTTCGATGTTGGTATTAAATTCTATCCAATTTGCTTGAATTTGTTCTGCTGTTAATTTCATAACCTTAATTTATTTTAATATTGATTTAATTCTGATGGGGACATGGGTTGTGATTCTACCATATCTCTAATGTCATTTACTAATCCTTGGGCTTTAATAATATTTGCCCTGTAAGATTCAATTGGTTGTTGTGTATTGACAATTCTCTGGAGGTTGATTAGAGTTGATTCTAAATTGTCTAATTTTTTGTTTACTAAATTTCTATTTCTCATGACTTATTTATATTTAAAACAGGATGTCCCTTAAACCCCTATTATTACCTTTATTTCCAATCCTTTTTATTCCTTATTTCCCAAAATCTGTAATACCAAGGTACATGGGTAATTTTGTATATCCTAATTATTTTTAAAGCCTTTTAACTATTTGTTGGATGTTCAATAAATGTGCACATCTTTCGTATTGTTCACATGCTTCAAAATACATAATGGAACTTTGTAGAGCTTTATTAAAT